GTGTAGTATGTGGTGTTACCTGTAATGGAACTTATATTGGTGAGGTTTGGGTTTGCCATTGCTGTTCCTTAGTATCCAAATACCATTGCCATAATTATTGCTTTGCCTTCTGGCACGGACGTAGAAGCGGGGTAAGTTACAAACACATTTTTTGTGCCTGCGGAAAAACTGACCAGCGACCCTGAGTTGCTGGAAGAAAGCACTGTTGTACGAGAAAGTGTTGTCCCAGACGCGGTGTACGTCCCAATACCCACTTCCCATTCAGAACCTGTTTGCCCTGCAATGGTGTAATAGGTGGAATTACCATCCCCAACAGCGGCAAAAGTTTGATAGCCAGTTACGGCTCCATCAAGCGTAACAGTGCCAGTACCAGTCGTAGTGGTAGTTTCTTGAACGCGGTCAGCAAGAACTAGCGCCATTTACGCCCCTATGGTGAGTTGTCAACCAAGACCCAGCCGGTAGCTTGGCTATCGTCAATTGTAGACCAGCCGGGAGCCTGTGCGCTACTTATCGTAGTCCAGCTTGACTCCTGCGCATTGGCAATAACCTGCCACGCCGCCGTTTGTGCGTCGGATATATTCTGCCAGTTTGCAGTCTGGCTGTCATCTATTAGCGCCCAGTAAACCGGAATAATAGTGCCAACAAAGCCGTTGGCCTGCACTCCAAATAGTCCGACTGCCCTTGCGCCTATACCAACAGTACCAACACTACCGGCAGCGCTAACGCCGTTAAGGGTAAATGCTTTTGCACCAGTGATGCTGCCAACTGCGCCAGACGCCAAAACTCCCGTAAGTGCAATAGTCAGATTTGGCGTAACCGGGCCTGTGTCGCCTTGGGCAGAAACACCCAAACTCGACTCTGCCTCCTCAGCAGAAACAGTACCTACGTTGCCCGCAGCGCTAACCCCAGTAAGGCTGTATGCCTGCTCTTGTACAACACTCCCAACACTTCCTTGAGCAGAAACACCAGCAAGAGCAATAGTTACGTTTGCGTTGACGGTGCCAACATTTCCAGAGGCGGAGACGCCAAACAAATCAAAGAAACGCTCTGTAGGAACAATAGTTCCAACGCTACCAGTTGCATTATTACCAGTCAGAGCAAAAGAACGCGCAGCAACTGATACAAACCCAGCATTACCAGAGGCGCTCACCCCGGATATAGCAATCGTAATATTAGAAGCTACTGTGCCCGCATCACCACTGGCTGAAACACCAGTTATTGCAACAAACCGTTCATCTACAGAAACGCTACCAACAGCGCCAACAGCCGTTGTGGAACTTAAGATTATTGGGGTCGCAAATGTAACGTCCCCAACGGCCCCATTTGCCGCTACACCACTAAGGGCTAGGACTAGCCCAGCATCAACCGTGCCAACATAGCAGTCCGCATGAACTTCTTGGATTTCCGGTCTGTTTTCTTCGGAAACCCCGCCAACAGTTGGTTGGCACTCTACTCCTGCCAACTCAATACTTACTGACTTAACTACCGATCCAACTGTGCCGGAAGCTACTACTCCTGATAGCGCAACCGATTTACTTGCTGTGACTGTGCCCGTTAACCCAGAAGCAAACACTCCTGTGGTGGCAACAGACAGGCTTGGCGATACTGAACCCGTTAGGCCAGAAGCTTCTACCCCTGTAATTGCTCGCGGGAAAGTGGCTGCGATTGTGCCAACACTGCCAGCAGCAGAAACGCCTGTAAGCGCGATACTACGCGCACCGACAGCTACAGTTCCTATGCCGCCTGTAGCAGAATCTCCAGTAAGCGCCTCAGAGGACGCAGGTGTAACGGCGTTGACGCCGCCGGAAGCAGCTACGCCAGTAAGGGCAACGTTTATGTCTGGTTGACCGCCCCAGACACTGAACCCCCAAGTGGAATAACCCCATGTACCGGATGTAGGTACCGGCGGTGCCGTAGTTTCGCCGGTAGCACCAAAAGGCGCTCCGGCAAGGGGGGTTATACCAAACATGGCTTATACGGCGTGTAGCCGCCCCCAACTATTAGGTTGTAGCCAAACGCAGTAGCGCAGTAGTCGTGGTGTTAGAAGGCATGGTCAACGTAAAAGTTCCAGCCGTGATGGTCTGCGAACCAAACGTGTGAACACTAACAGCCTTGTTACTCTGGGTAGAGTTATAGACCAACACCGTATCAAATGCAGTGGTCAGCGTAACTGTCGTGTAGACGAACGACGCAGAAGGAGTCCAATAGCCTACACCCGCCGTGGTAGACGAGTTGGTAGACGTAGGGGGAGTTGCATTGGCCACCGTGACACCGCCAGCCGTATAACCAGTACCGGTAACTTCGCCGGTTGTCGAGTACACCGTAGTGCTGGCATTTAGGGTAGCAGTGGTCAAGTACAACGCAGCCTTAAACGTGTCAGCCGTACTTGCTGCACGAATAGGTGAAGTGCCGAAATTGTGGGTGGCGGTCATCAGTTCGCCAAGGAACGACGTACACATTGATTGGGTATTTGCCATGATATTTCCTTAAAAAGAAGCAGCTACGCCACCCGCAAAGGTTGGCATTTTTTTCAATATAACATGGGCAGACCTGTGAACAAGCTCCCCATCCAACCAGTACTCAACCCACGTTGTTAACTCGTTGTCATTATCGACTGTACCTTCCCGTTTTTCAAGCTGGGAGTCGTCCATATCGCCTTTGGTGGTAGTGACAAGTGCCATATTAAATCCTATGCTATGCGGATTATCGCATCCGTGTTGTTTGCGGTGGGGAACTGAACTGTGAATGTTGCGGTCGATGTCTTGTCCGAACCAAAGTCCAAGACACAAACGGTCGGATTGCTGCCGCCGTCTTTATAGATCAAAGCTCCCCGCGCCGTAAGCGCGGAAGTCCAACTCACGTTGGCAAAGGACACGTAGGCGACTGTCCCCGTGTTCCCGGTGGTCGGCGTTGTGGTGACAGTCAGTACCTCCCCGCCTGCGGTATAGCCTGAAGCCGATACTTCCCCGCTGCTGGTGTACGAGCCCGTCGTCGCATCCAAACTAGCCGCCCCGGTGTACAGGGCAATCTTGAACGTGTCCGTGTTGAAGTTGAACGTACCCGACGCCAAGCCAGTCTTGAACGTGTTGGTAGCGCCTTGGGTAAGTGCCATGTTAGGTCACCCTTTGTCGGTACTGCCCAGAGCGGTAGGCGTCTTGACGCTCCATACCATCGCCCAGACGTTTGGCCAAACCAAGTGCTTCCTTGTACTTGCCGTCATACAGCGCAATCAAATCCTGCTCACCTTTCATGAAGGTATACGCCTCCACCAGCGCACCGTACAGCAGCACGGTGTCAAAGTTGTCGCCCAGCCAAGTGGTCGTGGCCGTAGTGATCGACTCGGGGTAATAGTAATAGTGAAGCTCTGCGGAGTAGGCGGCATCCGGCGTTGGGCCAAGGATGAAGCTCAGTTCGTTGGAAATTGTGGAGCCACTGACTGTGGGGCCAAACAGCGCGTAGTACTTGGGTGTGCCAGTATCGGTGGGGCTGGGGTATGCCTCGCGCACAAAGTTAACATCCTTGTTGAGCAGGTAGCTGTAATCCCCACCACCGTATGGGTACACGGCCAAGGAGTACGGTGCCAAGAAATCATCCGGGCAGGACAGGTACTTGTTGTTGGCAGTAATTGTCCCCGTCACGTTCTTGCGCAACGAGGGAAACTGCACCGAGTTGTAGATGCGCTGCTCGGCCTGCTCAATGAACCGATTAATCTGAGCCGTCGACGATACAGTAGACGAGTCCGCAAGGGTAATCGTCGGAAAATTATTTTCCGTGTAAGTCTGTATCGCAGACGAAAGCTCAGAATAGTTCATGCCATCGGGCCTCGTGCCATTACGCCTTTGGTAGCTGCGCCAGTGCCGCGAATCTTGATACCGCTAGTTTTGGTGCCGGGGTAGTCATTGCTGCGCGAGTTGGCCACAGATACGTTTGCTTTGCGCAAGTACTCTTTGTTGGGCACGCCACCGGGGTTGTCGGAAATCTTGACCGCTTTGCCGCTCATTGTGTGCGGCTTGGCGTACGCCGAAGCGGGCAGGTTGTTGATTTTTGCCATGATTAGCCTCCGCGACCGGTAGAGCGTTGGTTGGCAGCGCGAGCCATATTGCGGCCCATCTGCATCATTGCCTTGCTAGTTACGCCGCCAGCGGCCATCTTCTTGGCACCGGGGTGCATACGGCGCTCGTGAGCCTTCACTTCCGTGTCGGCGATTTTCTTTACTGTCTTCGTGTCCATGATCGACTCCTTATGTCGTTGCCACCGTTACTGTACCAATTTCCACGTTCAACACCAAGTAGTTTGGCGTCAACGGGTCATCAAAACTTCTCGACCCACCAACCGGGTTCCAGCCCCACTGGAATACCCTGCTACCCTCTGACGGCAAGCCCGCAGCATCTTTGCCGGAGCCGTTTGTCAAAACAATCTGCAACCCTGTGTTGCCCGATTGATAGTAGCTCAAATCGGGGCGCGGATCGCGCACCCCTTGTGGGTCATCCACCGGGTACATGCCCAGTTGCAACTGGGGCTGGTCTGGGTCCCAGCATATCCGGCAGACCAAGAGATTGTAGTTCTTGGTCTTGATGATTTCCTTGCGTAATTCGTGCAGCTTGAACCGAAACCCACAGCGGTCGCATTCCGCAATGGCGTTCTTGCCGGACGAAAACCGGTTTCCCATTTAAGTACCGCTTCCAATGAACTGCTGCCGTGGCACAAAGCGCACAGAAGCCTTCTCTTGATCCTCTCCAGCAGCCAGTTGCCATGCTTCGTCATACTGTGACTTGAGCACGTCAAGGCGGTTCAACCCATCGGGCACCTTCAGCGCCACGTAATACGCCAGTCCTGCAACAAGGCAGGGCAGGAAGCGAAACGGCACGTCCATTGTCTTGGAGCCACTGCCAGCGTCATACATACGGCGCATGCGCCAGTACACAAACTGATAGGTCGTGCCGGGGTCTGGTGTTGGCCAGACGGTGATGCTGTTCTTCTGATTCAGCGAGATTGCCGCCCCAGTGCTATGGCTGGCCGCAGTCGTCCCATCCTGCCCACGGCAGCAGTTAAGCAAGTATGCGGGCGTTGAGCCGCTTGCTGGGGTCGTCTCGTTGTAGGCAATCAGTTCGGAGCCGATCGTGATGAATCCTGCTGTCGGCACCCCAGACAGCGATGTGATTGGGATTGTTGTGTCCGCCGCGCCAATGGTTGCCTGCACGGTTCCCGGCAGCACGGAGCTACTTCCAGTCAGCCGCTGCACCCAGACTTGGATGGGACGGCCTTGAATCAGCTTGTTGGGGATGGTGGCGTAGGTAGAAACACTGATACGCGTAATGGTCAGGTCGGCCTGATTGTTGGTCACATTGGCGTTGGTGCGGATGACATGCTCCAGCAAATCCACCGTGTCGTCAGGTAGCGCATAGGTCGGCTGTCCCGCTACGAGGGTGATCGTCTGCTGCTCAAACGTCCACATGTTGATGCCACGGTTGGCCCAGTCAGCAAACAACAAGTTAAGTGACCGACGGGCCGTGCGCAAATCATAGCCCGTGCGGAGTTCGGAGCCCGCCCGCTCAAACGCTTCCTCAACTACTTCGTTGAGGTCAAGGTTAAAAGTGGTAAGCCCCGATGTGGTCATTTCATACCTTTAAGCGTTTGTGCCAGTCGTGCGCGTTGACCCATCTTGCCCGGCTTTTTAGCTGCCGCTGCCAACTTCTTGGCAGGAATCGGCTCGCCTTTTTTGGCACCAAGCGCTGAGCGCAGGGCACCGGGCTTCTTGATCGCGCTCTGAATCCATTTCTCGGCCATCACTTCTTCCTTGCGGTTTTTGCCGACTTTACGAAGTTTGCCTTAGTAGGGGCACCTTTGCTGCCGACCTTGCGCATCTTCTCGCCCGAACCTTCAGCTATTCGCTTTTGTTTGGCGTGAATGTTTGCGTACAAGCCGGGTTTGGTGGCCATTACTTTTTGCCTTTCATCATGCCGCCGTAGCAGGCACGCTTAGTTGCAACGCCACCACGCTTGTACATGGTGACTTTGTTCGGATCATCCTTGCGGGTGATCGTCTTGGCTTTGGGCATTTTGGATGGGTTGATGTCACCCATCCCTCGGCTGGCCATCATGGTTTAGCAGGCTTTGCCGCCGCGCTTCATGCCCAGAGGAGTGCTACCCTTCATGGTCACCATCGTGCCCTTGGTTTTACCCTTGGATGCTTTGCCCTTTCTGTCTGTGGCTGTAGGGGTAACGTAACG